GCATATTTGTCTGAAGATACTGCCGATAACTACCGTGCCCTTCCAGGTGTAAAGTACAAAACTAAATTAGCCTCTGTTACTTTTGGTAACATCCTTCAGGCTTCTAGCTGTGCCTTTACCGCTCCAACTGATGACCTAGATGCCAAAGAAATTGACGTATGCGCTCTTTCTGCAATGGCTCAAATCTGCCAGTTTGACCTTGAGCAATCTTTCCTTTCTTTGCAAATGAGCAAAGGATCTAACGGAGATTTCTCTGTTGCTTCTTTCATGAGCTTTTACTGGTCTGAGATGGCTAACAAAATCAATGGAGATCTTGAGTCAATCCGTTGGCAAGGTGATACCCTTAGTGGTAACCCTACCTTAGCTCTTTGTGATGGTTACGAAAAATTATTAGGAGCTGTAGGTTCAGGTGTTATCCCTGGAGGAACTGGTGCTATTGCTAACTTTACAGCTCTTGAGGCTGCATTGTCTGCTGCATTTGCTTTGTTACCTGCTACTATTGCAACTAGAACTGCTGATCTACGTTTATATATGCCTACTCAATTGGTTAACATCTACCGATTAGGAGTGGCATCTGGTAACACCCAGGCATACATCACTCAGGATCTAGCATTGACATTCTTAGGTGTTAAGATTGTTGTTTGTCCAGGGATGAGCAACAATACTTTCGTATGGACTCTTAAGGATAACCTTATCTACGCATTCGATGCTGAAGGTGATAGCTCTGATCTTCGTGCTGTTAACTTGGCTGATACAGTTGCTGAGCCTTACATCCGAACTCGTGCAAACATGAAGGTAGGATTTAACTTTGTTAACCCTGCTGAGATTGTTTTCTATTCATAATTAATAACCGAGCCCTCAGCAATGGGGGCTCTTTAATACTTTAAATCATGCCTTGTTTAGTTCTTGAAGACATAGTAAAATCATGCGACAATAACTCTGGTGGTATTTATGGTATCTGGATTAACCAACAGGATGAGATTGCCTCAATCACTCCTACAGATCCTTCAGCAGGAGCTGGATGGTCAATCACAGGTATCACATTAGCTGGCGTTAACTTGTTCCAAAACTTCTACATTAGACGAAATACCTCCAACTTTACAGAGGAGAGTAATATCGATCTAGTGAATGGTAGCTCATTTGTTACCTCTACAATTAACCTAATGTTCCATCGAAGAGATGCTGCTAAATCTCGTGCCATTAAAATCTTAGGTGGTGGACAGCAGTACCTTACTGCCATCATTTTGGATGCCAATGGTATTTACTGGTACTTCCCTTACTTGCAAGTATCTGCAACAGGTGAAGGATCTGGTACATCTCGTGCGGATGGCTCTAAGTATTCGGTTACTTTGGTAGCTGAAAATGAGTACCTAGCATATGAGGTGAACATGTTACCTAATGATTTAGCTAACATCGGAGTACAATAATCAACTCCATATACATCTAAAGGCCCTCAGAAATGGGGGCTTTTTTTTAACATCTTATTAGGCATTCAATAATATAGGTATGATCTATCTAGAGCAAGGGGTGGTTAATCAAATCGTGTTGACCTTATCAGAGGTAACTACGGTGGCAAACCCTCATTATTTGTTTGTGTTTACGAATGAAATGAACACAACTAGCACCCCTCAATTGTTCACGGCACCTGATACAAGTGCCTACCCAGAAAGATACAATTTATTTAGCCTGGATGAACCTAATGATATATCATTAATCCAGGGCCAATTTACTTATCAGGTATACGAGAGTAATTTACCCTTTGTTTTACCCTTATCCATTGCCCAAACTACAGGGGTAGTTATTGAGGAGGGCAGGATGGTAGTAAGTGGTCCAGCAGGCAACTCAATATACGATTAATATGGCATGGTATAACGATATTTTCAAAAGCAAATCAAAAGGCCCCGAGGTAGTGGAAGGGTATCAATCATTTTCTACTCCATTCCTTCCCGTAGGCCGTGGCAATTTAACCCTACCGTATGTGAATGGTAGGTATGATACCAATAAGGAGGTACGTTTTGGTACGGATGGACTATACCCAGAGCTACTTAACCAGATGTATTACAGCTCACCTTTACATGGGGCCATTGTTGATTACAAAACAAATGCAGTAATTGGTGGAGGCTTTGCTTTGAGCACGGATAAAATGACAGCTCAGGAAAAACTAGAGCTCTATACCTTTGAGAAAAAAATCAATCTTAAGCACATTGTAAAGGCTACCACAAAACAGCTCATTCTACATAATCGGGTTTACTTTAAATTATGTTTTGATAAAAAACGGAAGCTAACTAAGATTGAAAACATCAGCCCTGAAAAAGTAAGGGTATCTAGGGATAGAAAGATGTACTATCTATGTGATGACTGGAGCACCCGTATTGATATACGAGAGATTAAACCCTACCACATCACCTGTACCGATGAATATCAGCTCTATTGCTATGAGATAAAATCGATGGGTCAGGATTACTATCCGCTACCTACCTATACAAGTGCTTTAAATTTTGCATTTCTGAGTGGTGATCTTTCCTATTTCGCAAAGAGTAACATTCAAAATAGCGTTTTCCCATCCTTTGCCATGATGTTCCCCAAACGACCACAATCGGAGGAGGAGAAACACATGATTAAGGAAACAATTGACAGGCTCAAGGGTGCAGCCAATGCTGGTAAGGCCGTGGCATTTTTTGCCAATAGCCAGGACCAGCTCCCAAAGATAGAGGCCCTTCCAAATAACAACAATGACAAGCTATTCCTGGAGGCATCACAATTAAACACGGAACAGATTTGCTTTGCTCATACCATTGACCCTATCCTAATGGGTATCCGTACGGCAGGAGCCCTGGGTAATGGCTCGGATATTAAGCAGGCTTACATTATCTTTGAGAAAAACGTGGTAATGGAGCTCCGCAATCAGATTACAACAATATTTAACGAGCTTATATCTATTGCTAGAATCCCTGCAGAATTTACGATTAATAACTTCCAGATCATTAATGAAACCATTGTTGAGCTGGAGGCGGATACTAGCAAAACCAATGACGCACTCAATAGCCTAAGCCCATTAGTGGCTACAAAGGTACTTGAGACCATGACAATTAACGAGATACGAGCTCTGGCATCCTTACCGCCAATAGAGGGAGGAGATGTAACACAAGGTGCAGCAGCATCACAACCCATTGTATAATGTTATATTTTATTACCGAAAATTACCTTAAAACAAATACCCCGATAACTGCTAACGTGGATGTAACAGATGTTACCCCATACATAGCTACTCAATCGGCATTAAGGATACAGCCTATCCTGGGTACTGTATTTTATAACCATCTATTGACAGCCTATAATGCTCAGACCTTAACCAATGATGAAATTGATTTGGTAGAATTTATACAGCCAGTCATTGCATGGAGGTCCGCAGAGGATGCCGTATTTGGATTGACCTACCAATTGAAAAACAAGGGCCTACAAACTCAAAACGGAGATTATTCTGCTAGTGTATCCCGTAGTGAGGTAGCCTTCGGCATGGAGCACTATGCACAGAAAGCTAGTTTCTTTGAGCAGAGATTGATCAGATGGCTCCTAGCTAACAAGGCACTATTCCCGATCTTTACATCAGCTCAGAATACTGATACCGACCTACGGCCAATGTTCAATCATTGCTCATGCATCAATGAATGGACTACAACCTGCACAGGGCTATGTGGTAACTTCCGTGAGAATGGCTATAACAACAGCATATTAATTCTGTGAGGGCACAGCTCAGCATATTACTTACATCAATCCAGGCAAAGTGGCCTGCATTAATAGCAACAATCATGGCGTTTTTTATGCCTATCTATGGGCTTTTATTTCTCATCGGCTTTGCCATTGTCCTGGATACCATTACAGGAATTTGGAAGGCTAAAAAAACAAAGGTACCCATCACTAGCAGGGCAGTTAGGGCTATTGTGCCTAAGTTTTTCCTTTATGAAATTACCGTTATTTTGTTTTATTTAATAGATTATTTTATCTTAAATGATATTGTTATA